GCAATCAGAGCGCTAGAGAACGCGTCCCACTCGCTAAACCGAGTCGCTCGGTCGATTGATTCTCGCCACCAGACGGTGATTGCTATCGAATCGTTCCAGCTCGTCTGTCCGTAAGAGAGCCTGTCACCTCGAGCACCGAGCACGCGCACTGAAGCGTGACGCTCTGAACCTTCTACGCTGGCCTGCGTCTTAGGACCCTGCGTAGTGTTGCCGAGCCCTACTGTGTACTCGCCGAGCATCGTTGCGAGTGTTGACTCTAGATCGGTCTGCACACTCATGCGCTACCCCGAGCTCTCTCGAGTGCCTTACGGAATACCTGTTCCGCTTGCGTATCGATAACGTGAGTAGCTGCCGGCTCAAGGAACGGTCGCTTAGGGAAGTGCCCTAACCCGAGCTCGTGAACGGAAGCGTAGGCGACGGTCGAGCCTACAACGAACTGCTTAGGCCGCTGTGACGTATCGGTCGAGATTGAGCCGGATAGTCGGCCGGAACGGAACGAGAGCTGTCTCGGTAGTGGGGGGCTTGTCTCTGTGTTGCGCCCTCGACCTCTTACGATCTCAACCTCTTTAGCTCGTTGCTCCGTTAGACGAGCAATCGACTCGAGCGCTTGGTCTGACACGCTGCCTCTCGTCGCTGGATCGAGATCGTCTAGGAAAGCCCGAATCCGCTTGGAGTCTCTTAGGTTGACCCTTGCTCCGTTCACGCGAACGGCCTGTGGTTTCGTAGTGCCATGCGTGACACGGGTAGCTGCTTGAGCGCCTGGACGAAGTAATCCGCCGAGCCCGTGTCTCCGTTCGCCTGTGCGCTTAGTCCGAGCCGAGATCCGCCGCCGGGTAGACTCGACTGTTTCAAAACGAAAGCGCCGATCTCTCTAGCTGCGAGCTCGAGATCAGCCGGCACGTCCGAGACGGTTAGGTAGTCGACCTCAATGACCGAAGAGCCTGACCATACAGTCGGAAGCCCTGACGCCAGTCGCGTTAGCAGTCGGCCGTCACTTAGCCGGTAGCCTGCGGCGGCAATTACAGACTGCGAGACGCGCACCGCCGTGATCGATTCGGCCGGCTTCCGTAGAATGATCGAGCCGGAAAACGGCGCCGTGTGAAACTCTCCGGTGATTGCATCGCCTTCGTAGTCGTGCCCGATCTGGCCGGCAATCAGCGACGAAACGGCCGAAACGATTGCGGCTATCTGCGAGTCGTCGCCGCTTCCGGTAACGCCTGCGTAGCTCTTAACGGCGGCAATCGTAGTTAGATCAGCCATCGGTGCTCTTTCCCTTCGTCTTTTTTGGCTCGGATTTCTCGGCGATCAAGTCGTTGAGATTGTGTAGAGAGATAAAGCCGAGAACGTCCTTCGGGATCTCGCCGCCTATGCTCAACTGCTTCGGGACCATCAAAGAGAGCCGCTGTATGCACCGCTTTGTGGGTGTGCCGTTCGCGTCTCCGACGATCATAGAAAGCTTTCGAGCGTTTCTCGTTTGCTGCGTTTCTTCGTTTGAGTCTGGGGCCGCTTTGTTCATCGTGTTTCCTTTCAAGTGCCGGCGATAAAGCGGCGCCCGGCACGTTGCCGAGCGCCGCTGAATCATGCCTAGTAGGCAGTCTTTCGCCATGCGTTGTTCGTGTTGACGGCTGCCGTCGGGATTACTCGCCCGTCGATCCGTTCGTCAATGACCCACTTACGAAGCCCCGTCGTGACTTCCCGCTCGGTGTCGACGCGAATGCCCGTCCGGCTTCCGAGTGCGTACCACTTCGGATTACCGAAGTAGAGCGTGTCGTCGGCCGTCGGGATCTCGTAGATCGGCTTGTTGAAGAGCCGGCCCGCCTGGTCCGGGTCTGTGTCCGAGATCAACCTTGCGTCTTGCAAAGCCGAAAGAAACACCGGCCGGCCCGATCCGTCTACGATTGCCATGATATCCGTCATAGTCGCTCCTGAGCAAAGGAACACCGAATCCCGCCGGTACTGCTGCGGGAGTGCGTAGTAGAGCGCCACGATGTCGACATATGCAATCGTCGTAACCCCTGCCGTTGCAAGCGTTGTAATCGTCGCGCTATCGAGCCCTTCTGTGATGTCCGACCCTGCACCGGCTGAGTTGGAGATCTGCTCGTCTTCTTCTGCGCCGATTGCGTTGCCGGCTACCACCGTCAATTGGTTGGCGATACTGAACGCCGAATCCTCGAGGAAGTTACGGCCGGCCGAGAACTCAACCCCAAGATCAGTCGCGGCCAGAAGCGCCGACTCACTGGGTGGGGTGTTGTCGGTGAACGCTGCATTCTCCGCCCTGGTCGATGCCGTCGCAATCGGGAGCACCGGCACGCGCTCCGTCTGTGATGTCATCGGGAACGTCGTCACAAGACGGCGCATCTTAGACATCTTGTCTCGAGCTAGAATGAGCTGGCCGGCAAGCGGGAGCGGGAGCAATTCGGCGCCTGTTCCGTTTGCGAAGCCGGAGCTCGCGTTAGGCGTGCCCTCAAGCAACGAAGCACGCTGAGACTCGCTGACTCCCAGCCCTTTGAGGTAGGCGTCGTTGAGCTCGTTGTAGCTGCGGATTCGCCCTTCAACGTTGCCGTTATTGACGTGGTTAGCCCACTGCTTAGTGAGCTCGTCGACGCCGGGATTTCGAGCGCTTCGGAACTCTGCGACCTCTTCGGAGCTTCGGTGAACTTCCGTTTCCATTCGCCGATAAAGCGGCTCGACCGCCGAACCGATTGCGCGCAGAGTCGAGAACTCCACCCCTTCGCTTGCGGCCGGTCGACTCTGCGAGCGGCTCTCGCCCTGGTCGTCGCGGCTCGGCGGAACGGGTGCGCGTCGACTTCGCTTGCCCTCAAGCTTGTCGGCGAACTCGGTAACGGCTTTGAGCGCTTCGTCTCGAGCGTCTTCGCGTACGCCCTCAATCGAAGCGGCCAGTCGTTCGGTCATGCTGTTGATTGCGTCGAGCTCGCGTGAGCCCCCGCCCTCAATCTCTTCGGTGTCGTTGTTCTTGTCCATTAGATACGGCTCCCAGTAAGACGCTCGAACACATCGTCGAGCCCCTCACGTAAGTCGGCACTAGTCGCACGACCGCCGCGCTCTATGCGCGTGATCGTCGCCTCTAGTGCCTGTGTGACGCTGAGCGATTCGTCGGGAGTCTCGTCGCTCGGATCGTCTCCGGCTTCCCGTGATGTCGCCTCGAGCTGCTCAACTGTTCGCTCGAGTGCGCTTATGATCTCGCTGGTCCTGACCGCCGCCGGGTCATGGATTCGCTCAATCATGCCGTCCCACATACTGCGTGAGATTTCCGAAGTCGCCGAGCCCGATCTACCGATCAGAGCCTCGCGATCTGCGGGAATACCTACAATCGATTGTTCGATTGCTCGTGATTGCTCAAAGAAGATCCCGTACTTCTTTCTTACGTTCTGCTCGCTTGTCGTTACGTTTGCCGCGTGCCCTTTCGGTAGTTCGCGCCGTTCGACTTGCTTGATTGAATCCCACGTAAGCGAAGTGCCCCGCACGTGTCCGCTCGAGATCGCATCGACGAGATCGCGCCGAGCCTCTAGCCCTTCGCCGTCTCCGGTTAGGCGGATCTGACCTACGCCGCGTAACGCTGCTATCCCGTCGACTCTATCGCGCCGCATACGTGAGACTGTGCCGAGATTCGCGAGCACGCTGCGGGAGTGGTCCATTTGAAGCGGGATCGTATCTGCGAAGTCGAGCCCGCGAATAGAGATAACATGCCCGTCGCTCGCTTCGCCCTCGGTTGCGAGCACTAGGTCAAACTCGCCCGTGTCTGTATCTATGCGGGTGTCTATTCGGCACTCTCGCGAGATTCTTTGTGTCATCCTACCCCCTCGAGCACCGGCGTAGAGAAGCACCGGCAATTGATTGCATTGTGCGCTGAAAGCCTGCCACCGTCCGAAGAGACTCGAGGCGCCTGCGCTTGTTCGCCGTCTCCGAGCGTGAAGCTCTCGTCGACTCTGACTGTCTGCCCGTCAATCTCGTGCGTATCTCGAACGTCACTGTCTAGCGCTGTGTTCCACCGCTTGAGCGTAACGATATTGGAGTCGACATAGCCGGCAAGCTGGCCGGTTGACGTAGCCCAACCGACCTCTGTGCGTGCGATAGTACGAGCTCTAGACTTGCTGGCCTTGTTGAATACGCCGCGAATCCGAGTAGCTAGCGCCTCTTCGCTTTCGCCGAGTCTGATACCTATTTGAATCGCTGCGCGAAGCCGCTTCTTCGTCGTTTCGTTTGTGTAGGTGACGAGATTCGCTCCCTGCTTTCGCACTTCGCTGATAGCGATTGCGTCAAACGAAAGCGTAGGCCGAACCTCGAGCCCGGCTAGAACGTTCTGACCTGACTTCTGATAGACCTCGAGTGAGATAGGCGTGACCAGCGTATCGAAGAGCCGCCCAAACTCGACATCATCAAAGAGCTCGTCGATCCAGTCGGAACGGGAGTGCGATCGTACCGTCACGTCTGCAACGTTCTCGGTCGCTCTTAGCGCTTTGATTGCTAGCGACTTCTGCCCGGCGAACGCCTGGCGCGCCGCTTTCGTCATCTTAGGAACGAACGCGGATTCTGACTGCATAAGCCGAGCCCACTGCGCTTCCGGCGTGAACCTCGAAAGCACTCGAGGGTGAATCACTCGCGAAGAGCGTGCCGCATCTACGGGATCGTCTAGCGCGTCTGGTTCAGAGATAGGGGGGCCGCTTGTGGGAGCGTCATCTTCTATAGAGAAGTCGTCCGGCTGATACGGTTGATCTCCGAACGAGCCTACGGGTGCGTCTCCCCACTCGGTATGCTCTAGGCCTCGGTCGCTTCTCACCTGATTGATCGAGCGCACCTTTGTCGCTAGGTCCTGCGCTTCTTCGCGTAGCCTTAGCTCTGCGTCTTCGTCGATGAACTTCTCAAACGTAACTCGAGTGTCTCGGCCGTACTCAATCGAAACGACTTGGTGAGTAATCGCGTCGGCTATGAGTCTCGTCTGAGGCTTGATTGTGTGCCTATCAAAGACGAGACGATTCGTATCCGCTGCGGCTCGGTTAGCGTCTACGACATCGCCTAGAATTGATCTAGGTACGCCGTTCGCCATAAGCAAAGTGTCCCGGCCGTACTCGAGATAGGCGCGAATCGAGTCGACATCTGAGAGCCCGCCGAGCTCGTGAACTGCGAAGCCGTTAGGCAAGAACGCCGGCACGCCCTGATTATCTCCGCCGCGCCGGTTGTAGCGATTCTGCCAATCGGCCCAAAACGCTTCCCGCTGACCCTGGTCGGCTACGTCTGCGTCGTCTTTCGCCGTGAGCACTAGCTTCGGCGTTGCGTCGTTTTGAAAGTGAGAGCGCATCGTCTCGCCTGCGAACTGATTCGAGTCGAAGTCTCGAGCCTGCGGCCCTACGACGCCCACGCCCTTGAACGGGTCGTCTGGGTCCGGGTCGAACATGTGAACCACTTCGTCAAGCCCGTACCGCGTCTCGCCGCCCTGGCCGTGAAAGACGTAGCCGGATATCGGCATCACGTCGTCCGATAGCGTCTCGACATTCGCGGGAGACATCGGCCAGAACTCACGCGTAGCGCCGGCGCCGTTCGTAACGATAAGCCAGTAAGCCGAGCCCGTCTGAGTAAGCCAGTAGCTCGTTAGCTTAAGCATCTGGTTACGAGAGAGATACGGATTCGGTCGGTCGAGCACGTCTAGGAGCGGGTGATCGGGATCGTCTTCCCACTTACGCACGCCGTCTTCGCCGCGCACTCGATTCTGAACGACGAACTCTAGATCTGAAAGCCGCGCCGCGATTGCTCTAGCCGCTGTCGCTTGAACGCCTGCGAATCCGTCGCGCAGCAACAAGCTAGGCGCCGGCTGCTGTGAAGTGCCCGTGATGCCCTGCCGGAACGAAGCGAACCGATAGATCGGCGCCGTGAGTGCCCGAGACACTCCGAGCGCTGAGAGTGCCGCTCGCCGCGCTGTCGCTACGATTCCCATACTGTTCCTAGTACCCCACTACGACTGGTTCGCGAATCACGCTAACGAGCTCGAGCCCGGCTGCGTCTAGATCTATCTCTATCCGTAGCGCCATACCGGGAAGCACGTCGGCATGATTCGCCTGCATAGTGCCCTGAAAGCCCCACGTCGTAGTCGTTAGTGATGGCGTGCCGTATACGGTAAGCGATATATCCGGCCCGATTCTAGTCATCACGCGCGCACCGATGCCCGCACCACTCGATAGGCCGGTTGTGATCGTGATCGTATCGGCCTCAAGATCTCGAGCCGTCACAACGCCGCCGTCGCGATACGTCTTATTCGATAGCTGGATCACTACCGAGCTGCCCACGTCGATAGATCGAGCTCGGGAGACGCTTAGGATTGTCTGCCCTCCGGCTTCGGCCGCTGAGAGTGTCGTCTCTCGTCCTTCGTCGAATAGCCGAGCCGTACAAGTGCCCGCGCTGATAACTGTATTCGGCTGCGGCTGCGTATTGATCGGCGCGATTAGGCGTATCAGATTGTCGCTGATATATCGAATCAAGTGACCTGGCCTTTCGCCGCTATGGTTGAGGATACCGAACCGCTAGCGCTTGCCACTGTAGTGCTTTCGGCCCGCGCATCTACTAGCCCGGTTACGCTGTTAGTAGCTGATACCTGACCGAACGTGTCAAAAAGTACCGTTAGCGATGGCCTGGCGTTGTAGTTGGGATAGAACGAAGTGAGTGCGCCTTGATACCCAAAGCCGGAAGTCCCGCCAAATACGATGGCGAAAGCTGACGGAATAGCAGTTCCGCTCGCTGAGTTTGACCTATCGGGATTCGAGTCTAGCCACTGCTGAAGGTTGCTAATTAGCCCCGAGACTTCTTGAAACCCCGAAAGGTTTGGTCCGTCGTAGAACGAGAGATCTTGTCCGAAAGGGATTACCGGCTCTGCGAAGTATGACGTAGCCGGGTAAGCGTCTCCTACCCAAGCGCCTGGATTGTCGATCAGCGTTTCCGGGTCACCTGACATCCTGCGCGGCCACGGTAAAGATACTCTGGTCGGGTATGTCGTAGAATTGAATCCGCCGGCCGGCCAGATTGAATCATCGTCGACGAATCCCATAGCCCAAAGATTCCCAGCGTTTGCGCCGGCGCCTACGCCGTTTGAAAATAGCTGTATCCTGACGCCCGTAATCGTCGCGCCGGCCGGGATCTCGAGCTCGAAACGACCTAGAAAGCCAAAGATTGAGCTCCCCTTGATGTCGAACCTGATTCCGATCTCTTCGTTGTTGAGCGTATAAGCGGGATTCCCTACCACCGAGCAACTATCTATGAGATCTCCACCTACAACCTTGGAAGCGATTACTCCCACGAATAAGCCTCTCGCCCTGGTCGACTAGATCCCCAGATTTTAGCCTCGACCCTGCTAGGCGTAACGCCGTCTCTGTCGCTTACTTCAACGACGTTTGCGGCCCTGAGTATCTCGTCCCACATTTGAGCCATTCCGTTTCCCTGTCGCGGGATTGAGTCGGAGTCGTCGTTATCGGGGAAGCGCAGCTCGGCTACTTCTAGCTTTGTTCCGTCAACGAACTCGAGATCGTTCTCGAGTATGTACCGGGAGAATACGCCCCAAGCTTCTGGGATATGTCCCCGCCCGCCTGGCGGAAAGCCCGGCATCGGCATAGCACGCACAACTAGCGCGCCGTCATAGCGACCGATTTTCTCTATGTTGAATAGAGAAGCCATGCCGACAACTACGCCACCAACACGAGCGCAGAGATTCACTTGCGGGAGTCGCGGATCGTCACACGTTTCGTCTATCACGGTGAGCCCGAGCTGCTCGAAGTCGTCGCGCGTGCCGCCCGGATTGTCGGTGATCCACTCGCCCCAACGTCTCGCGATCTCAAGACGAATAGACGGCGCGTCGTTGCAATCTCGGCGCGGCTGCGGCTGCTTCTCATTCCAACCGGCAATCGTCCACTTCCGGAAGCCCTGCCGCGCCGCGTCATCTTCTTCGGGAGTGCAGTCTCGCCGCTCTGTGAACTCGAGCCCCAGCTCTTGCACGGTAAACGGCCGCACGTGAGGCAATTCAGGGCGAGGCATTGTCTAACTCTCGTTTGTAGCCGGATATAGGTCGTCCCACGTAGTACCCCCCTTGACGGCTAGAATAGCATGAGCCCCCGAAAGTGAGTCTACCTGGTCATCGTGGCCCTTGTCGCTGCCGTCGAAGTCTTCGAGCTCGTCGATCCAGTCGCCGTACCACTGGCCTAGAAGCACGCCTACGCGGCCTTGATGCGCCGCGCTAGCGACTGGTCCCGAGCGAACCACCTTCGAGCCGGTAGGCCGGTGAAAGCGAACTGTGAAGCCCTCGAGCTCGCGCCCGAGCGCCCGAGCGGCAATCTTCCCAGCACTCCCGCCCTCCTGCTCTATGTGAATCTCGACCTCTGCACCGTCACCGATTGCGATCTCTCGTATCCACTGCTCGAGCGGCCCCGGCTTCCGCCTGTCTCGCTTCACGTCTGTGACGATGTAGTCGACGGGTGCCTCGAAGAGAGACTCATAACGGGTGCCTACTGAATAGTCCGGGTCGCTTCCGGCCTTCTCTTCGGTCGCTGCGAGATCCCAGTAGCGCACTCGCCGCCGAACCTTGCCGGGTCGCTGCGAGAACTTCTCGAACCACTCGCGATGAAACAGAGCGCCTGGCGGCCGAGCCTCCCAGTCGCCCTCCATAAGCTGCGCCTTCTCGTGCGGGTGCAGCTCGTCAAGCGATGATTCGTAGTCCTCTGCGTCGATATAGGGATTGTCGCGCAGCTTGCTCGGCACGAATGACCGCGAGTGATCAACGAAGCTTCGCGGCGCCTTATCTAGATTCGTTCCTTCGGTTATGAATCGCTGTTTCACCCACGCGTGCCCCGAGCCGCCTGGATTGCTTGTAGCCCTAACTCGGATCGGGATCGGTGAGTCGAGCCGCCGCCGCTGTCGGCTGAACGCTATGTAGCGGTACTGCTCAAGTAGAAACTGCGTGAGCTCGTCAAAGCCTACGAAGTGATACGCGCCGCCCTGATAGTTTTCTCTATCCTTCAAGTGCTGAACGTGTCCAAAGTGCAGCTCGGCGCCGCTTGGGAACTTCCACCGGGTAGCCTTTCCGTCGCTGCTTGCGTAGCCGTGCGCTTGACCTGTGAGCCACTCGTTCGCGAGATCTAGCAAGCCCTCTGCAATCGAGAGTTGCGGGAAAGTGCGGCGCAGAATAACGGCGCGATAGCTTGGGAAGTCGACGAACTGCAAAGCGGCGGCAAGCAAAAAAACAGACTTTCCGCCGCCTGCCGCGCCGCCGAAGAGCATCTCTCGTTTCCAATCCATTGAAAGCGCAACGGCTTGTCGGTCGGTCGGGTCGACCGGCACGTCGATTGAACTAGGCCAGACGAGATCCCCGAGCGACCATCCAGCCGAGCT